AGTATGAGAGCTGTTTCAGTTCTAACAGGTGAAGTTTTACTAAACGTCCAAACTCGTAAGACTATTCTGAGCTACGGTTCAGGAGGAGACGTCTTCCGTTTTATTGAGCAAGGTACTCAGCTTATTGAGTTAGAGGACGGTGTTGGTAATAATGAATCAGTGACATTTGCAGTACGAACAGCCATTGAGGCTGCAGTATTGGAATTAATACACCAAGGCCACTCACGTGGTTATTGGACAATCGAGGGATATAACGAAAATGAATAAACTTTTAAGTATAGCATTGCTATTGTCGACATCTTTTATTTTCGCACAAGCCACTGATGATAACGAGATTAACATAACTCAAACTGGTGACACTTTATCTTTATACATAGACCAAATTGGTTTTGGAAACAAGATAGGTGGTGATAATGGATCTTCTGGATCTTTATCAGCTATGTCAATTACCGGTACAAGCTTATCGTTTGATCTTGATTTTACAGGAGATCAAAACTTATTGTTTGGTCCTGTTGTAGCAGATAGTTCTACTTATCTGCTTAATTTTACAGGGGATAGTAATAGTATTGATTGGAATATAGGATATATCGGAAGTGCTGATAGTTCAAATATTAACTTTGATATTACTGGTGACAGTAATACTTTTGATTTAGATCAAGGTTATATTTACAGTGCTGAAAGACTTGATGCCGATTTAATACTAATTGGTAGCTCGAATATTTTTGATATTGATTGGGAGTCTGATGATATTATATGGAACTTTGATATAACTGGTGGTTCAAATAACATTAACACACTTCAAAGCGATGGTGCTAATGAAATTACATTTGACCTAACTGGAGATTCTGCAGATATAGATATCACACAGATTACAGGTACATGTTCAGGACAAAATGCTGGATGTGCTACACCAAATGGTATAATTACTATGGATGTAACTTCAGATAATGCAACAATTCAAATTGTACAAAAAGATTCAACTACCGATTCTTAATCTATTATTAATCAGTGGGGTCAGCTTTGCTGACTCCATTGGTGATATCATTGAACAGACGGGTTCAACTCAATTAATTAGAGACAAAGAAGAAATATCAGTTACAGAAACATATTTACCAGGTATTGAATTATACGATACAGCTGAAACCTCAAATGGTAGAATGCTTATTGAATTTAAAGATAAGGCAGAACTGGCATTAACTGAGCATACTAGCGTATTGATTGATGAAATAATTTATGATCCAAACCCAAATTTATCTAAAATGTCTTTAAAAATGGTACAAGGTACAGCCCGATTTGCTTCAGGTTCTCTTGGATTAGTCAATAAAGCTAATATTGATATACAGACCCCAACAGCCACAATAGGTATTAGAGGAACAGATTTTACCACAACTATTGATGAAATAGGAAGAAGTTTGATTATGCTTTTGCCAGACGATAAGGGTGACCCTTCAGGTGAAATAATTATAACTAATGCAGGGGGATCAATAACATTAAATGAAGCTTATCAAGCCACTTTAGTTCAATCATTTGATAAAATTCCAGAACAATCTTATGTTGTTGATAATATTAATAATAGTATGATAGATAATATGTTTATTGTTAATCCCCCTCCAGAAGTAAAACGACAAATGGAAGATGAAGCAGCTGATAGTGCTTATGCAGATCAAGGGGTATTAGATATTGATTTTTTGGAATATAATGAATTAGAAAAAGATATAGATGATTATTTAGAAGAAAATGAAGATAAAAGTGGTAGAATAGATTATGATGCATTAAGTGGTGATTTTTTACCAGATTTATTAGACGTCGTGGAAGAATTATTGAGAACTACTGCTGCATTAGGTGATGCACAAGGTACAGATAGTTTAGCTGGATTTTCTTTAAAAGGTGCAGAATTTGGTTTTAATAAAGATTCACAATATAATATTTTTCAAGAAGATGGAAGATTAATTGTTTTTAGAGACATAAATGGTAGAATTACTATATCATTTCAACCAGGTGCTAATTTTAGTTTAACAACAGAAGTAGAAGGATATGCTGGTACTATTACAGGTAACAATGGTGAAGATATAATAGTGGTCATCAAGCAAACAAACTAGCTATATATTAGATGCCTATTAAATTCAGACAATCAGAAAAGGTTTTTAAGAAAGACGGTCCTAAAATAGCACCGGTTAAACATTATTACATAAAACAAACACCTACCACCGAATTAATTGATTATATCAATAAAGGTCAAAAAAATAAAGTGAAACAAAAATGTAGAAATGAATTAACAAGAAGGGGTGTAAGACTCGTCTGGACAGCTAATGGCAGTTAAAAGCAAATCTTTTCAATCATTTCATGTACCTACCGCTGGAATACGTGGTAAAAAAACTTCTATTGGCCTAAATAACTTAGCAACGTCTACAATGAATAAAAATAAAAGACGCTCACTAAAAAAATATCGTGGTCAAGGAAAATAATTCAGATAAAGGTTTATTAGCAATAGGGTGGATAATTTTATTTACCTGGTGTGCTCTTGCGTTTGGTGACGATAATAAAATTACTATTGACCAAACTGGTGGTGATAACTTCAATCTCACAATCAATCAATTTGGTTCAAGCAATGTCATCAAAATGTATGATACATCTTCATACTTAAATGGTGCAAATATGTCATTACACCTTTATCAAAACAATGACGGAACAAATCAAAACACAATAGACCTTTGGCACTTAGATGGAAATAATAATAGTATTCGTTGGGGTCAGGGTGGTAAATTAGATGATGCATCTGATACTACATTCTATTTTGATGGAACTGAAAGTGGTGGTCATTACGCTAACTTTGATATACACGGGAGTTATAATAATGTTGTAGGTTGGCAAGCAAACTCAGGTAATGGTGCTCACACATATAATCAACTAATCTTTAGTAGTTATAATGATGTGTATGTAGAACAACGAGGTGATGGTGATAAAACATTAAATCTTACTATTAATAATGATGGTAATGATGTAGAAGTATTTCAAAAGAATACTGGACATACAGCAACAATTAACTTATCAGGTTCAGACCCAACCATACTCTATCTATTACAACAAGGATATACTTCACAAACTTATTCACTTTCACAAAACTGTGTAACTGTAGGTGGCTGCAGTGTATCAGTCACACAACAATGAAATATTTAACATCAGTATGGACAGCTATTGCAGTTCTTTTCTTATTTGTATTAATTAGAGTATTTGATCCTTTTTTAATTGAATCAACTAGATTAAATTATTTTGATTATTTGCAAAGATCTCATGAAGTAATAGAATCTCATCAAATTGTATTAGTTGATATTGATGAAAAATCTATACAAAAACATGGCCAATGGCCTTGGCCTAGAAAAGAATTAGCGTATGAATTAAATAATATACAACCTGGCAATTTAATAGCTATGTCTATTATATTTTCAGAAAAAGATAGATTTAATGGTGATTTTGTTTTAGCAGAAACATTTCAATATTACCCAACTGTATTAGCAACAGCACCCACTAATCAAATACAAACAGAAAGAAAATTACATGTTGGTACAGCTACATTAGGTAGATATCCAGCTCAAGATTTTACCATTGATTATCCTGGTATATTATTACCAATAGAAACATTATCAAATGTATCAGCTGGTAATGGAGCTATCAGTTCAGTACCTGATATTGATGGTGTGGTTAGAAAGTTACCCATTGTTGTATCTGCTAATAAAAAGGTTTATCCATCATTTGCATTAGAAGTAATTAGAACTGCCGTAGGAGATATTTCATATCAAATAAAAACTAATGAATTAGGTATAGAATGGGTAAGAATACCTGCATATAAAGAGATTGCTACATTAAATAATGGAACTGTATATAATACATACTGGAACAAGTTTAAACGTGTGAGCATTAGTGAGCTTAGAGGAGAGAAACTATCTCCAGGTAGTATCCTAATAGTAGGACCTACATTTGAAGGAACTAATATTATACCAACTCCTGTTGGAGCAATGTACCCTCATGATGTGCAAGCTAATTTAATTAAAACTATAATTGACGGTACAGTACTTAAACGTCCTGATTATTTTTCTTTTGTTGAGATAGTAGCTCAAGTATTTCTTGGTCTTCTTTGTCTCGTTCTATTGTATCAAGCTGCCGTTTGGATAAGTGGAGTCGCCAGCGTTGTCTTGATTGTCTCTGCTGCTTGGCTTTCTGTTTGGCTTTTTTCATCAAAATCCTTGTTATTTGATCCTACATGGATTATAATATCAACTATATTAGTATTTAGTGTTGGAGCATTCAACCAGTTCTATAACAATTTTAAACTAAGACAACAGATTAAAAAACAATTTGGTACATATGTATCACCAGATCTTGTTAAACAATTACAAGACGATCCATCATTGCTTAAATTGGGGGGTGAAAGAAAAACCATGTCTTTTATGTTTATGGACATATGTGGATTCACACCTATAAGTGAACATTATAAAAATAATGATGATCCAGAAGGGTTAGTAGAACTAGTTAATAAGTTTTTAGATGTTCAGACAAAGATAATACTAAATAATAATGGTACGGTTGATAAGTATATGGGAGATTGTATCATGGCATTTTGGAATGCCCCATTACCATGTGAAAATCATGCAGATATGGCCGTAAAAACTTCTCTCGAAATAATAGAAGCTACAAAAAAATTAAATGAAGAACTTAAACCTCTTAATCTCCCTCCTATCAATGTTGGTATTGGTGTCAATACCGGTGAATGCATCGTCGGTAACATGGGTTCAGAATCTAGATTTGACTATTCCGTTATTGGAGATGCCGTCAACCTTGCCGCTAGACTCGAAAGCCAAACACGCAATTATGATGGGGTGGACTTGTTGTTATCACAATTCACTGCTGGAGCGTGTACAGAAAGAGCATTCAGAAAAGTTGATACAGTACAGGTTAAAGGAAAATCAGAAAAGGTTGACATCTATACAGTTTAATAAAAGTGAGCCTGCAAATGATATTGTTTGGTTTGCTTTTTGGACATTACAAGCAGCAGATGTGTGGACAACACAACGAGCAATGGATTATAATTGTGTATTTGAACAAAACCCTCTTTTACCAAAAGTACCACATTTAAATAGATTAATAACTCATAAAATACTTTTTTTACACCCTTTTTACTTTTTTCAAACTGAAGATGTAGTGACTCAACAAGATATGTTGATTCCTACATTATTAGGTGCATATGTTGTACATAATAACCTGAGAGTAATTAAACGAGCAAAAAGAAATTGTTCTAAGAGGTAAAATAAATAGTTGATCTCTCTTAAGGGAGTTCATATAATATACGGAGTAAGTTATGTTTAATAAACAAAAAGTTATCGATCAGCTTAAAATTGATGAAGGTGTTGTAAACGAAATATACCTTGATCATCTTGGCTATCCTACTTTTGGTATTGGTCATTTAATTCTTGAATCTGATCCAGAACATGGAAAAGATGTAGGTACACCAATTTCAGAAGATAGGGTGCTAGAAGCTTTTGATCATGATTTAGATATCACTGTAAACGAGTGTAGAGTTTTATTTCCTGATTTTGATGAAAAATTAGATGAAGTTCAAGAAATTTTAATTAACATGATGTTTAATATGGGTAGAACACGTCTATCTAAATTTAAAAAATTTATCGGTGCATTAAACGATAAAAATTATAATGAAGCAGCAGATCAAATGATGGATTCAAAATGGTACCATCAAGTAGGTAATAGATCTGTTAGATTAGTTGAAAGGATGAGAGCATTAAGTGAGTAGTATTCAAGAGCAAATAGATAAAAAAATTATTACTGTAAAAGATTTTACCTATCAAATAGAAAGATTTGTTAGTGAAAAGAGATGTGAGTATCTAGATGCTCTTATTTACTATGCAGAAAAAAATAATGTAGAAGTAGAAAGCATAGCTTCATTAGTAAAAAACAGCCATGTATTAAAAGCTAAATTAGCTGCAGAATCTGAAGACAATAATCTAATAAAAAGAAAATCAGGTAAGAAATTACCTATTTAATGTATAAAGTTTTTAAAAATTTTCTTTCCGACGAGCATATTAGAGATATCTATGATATTGCTCATTCTTCGATGAAAGAATGGAGATCTGCTGGTATAGTTGAACCTAAAAGTAAAAAAACTAGTGGTACAAGTCGGATTACCGATCAAAAAGTATTTTTCCCTCCAAAGTATTTTGTAAACAAATTAACAACCTTATTTGATAACGACGACCATTTTAAAAGATCTGGTGGTTACGCTTGGGTTGAAAACTGGGCAATTTTACGCTATAATGGTAAAGATGAAGGTAGGTTTAAATGGCATACAGATGATTTGGATTTCTTTTTATATAATGATGATCATGTAGATGATGCTGGCAGACCTGATGTAGAAAAAATTTTTATTCATAATGCAAGACCAAAAAGAAAAATATCGATCTCTATTCAATTAAATAATCAAAATGAATTTGAAGGTGGTGAACTACTTATTCAACGCAATACAGAGAAAGCCGAGTTTTTTGAAGGGGGAAAGCTATCACATGAGCATAATTATTTACGTCAAACAGCTGACAGAGTAGTTTTAAATAAGGGTGATATGGCTGTTTTTGATTCATGGATGGGACATGAAGTAACACCAGTAAAAAGTGGTATAAGGGATGCATTAGTTATATGGGTGGCAGATAAAGAAGAATGGGACAAGTTCAATTTAATGATGGATGTTTAAGAGGTAAAATACAGGTAAGATATATGACACCATATCAAGTATATCAAAAATATCTGGCTCTTAAACAACATTTTACAAATTTAAAATATGATTACTTTACTTACAATGGTAAAGTTAGAGCATCTGAGCATTCTTTCGAAATAAGAAAAGACAAATACTTTTTTTATAAATTATCGAAGCATAAAGATGTTGAAAATTTTCTAGTTTCTAATATAATAGAAACTGGACCAGACTTTTGGGTTGGGGAGTTAAAAGAAGACGAACCGGAAGAAATCTATACAAGATGGAAAAAAAGAAAGGAATCATTAACATACACTTTTAAAGATGACCTTTCAAGACTTGAAGAAGATTTTGATAAAAATTTCGTAGTTGAAAAATATGGACATCCTCATCTCTTAAGACTTTATCTTCGTAAAGAAGTTTGTATTGAAACTATGTGTATCTTAGATATGCTAGTCAATTATAGTAATAGTTGGAATAAAAAGTTACAAAAAGACTTGATTTGGGAAGATAAATATACTATAATAAAGAAATATAGACCTTTCTTATCAATTGATACTGATAAGTTTAGAGCTATAACTCTTAATTATTTTCGTAATGAATAATGTGGATAAACCGTAAATATATCGCTATACGTAAGGAGAAAAAATATGGCAACTTCATTTGAAGCGCTCAAGAAGAACTCGGCTTCTGAGCTTACTAAACTCACCGAGGCACTTAATAAACTAGAAAGCCCACAGCAACAAAATGGACCAGATGATAGAATCTGGAAACCAGATGTAGACAAGGCTGGTAATGGTTATGCAGTAATTAGATTTTTACCTGCACCTGAAGGTGAAGATGTACCATTTGTAAGAGTATGGGATCATGGATTCCAAGGACCTCAAGGTCAATGGTATATTGAAAAATCTCTAACTACTATTGGTCAAAAAGATCCAGTATCAGAATATAACACAATGTTATGGAACTCTGGTATTGAGTCTAATAAAGACTTAGTGAGAAAATATAAAAGGAGATTATCCTTTTATTCAAATATCTACGTTGTGAAAGATCCTACAAGACCTGAAAACGAAGGTAAAGTGTTTCTATTCAAATATGGTAAAAAGATCTTTGAGAAATTAAATGATCTTATGAACCCTCAATTTGAAGATGAAAGTCCTGTTAACCCATTTGATCTTTGGGGAGGTGCAAACCTTAAACTGAAAATCAGAAATGTAGAAGGTTACAGGAACTATGATAAATCGGAGTTTGAAGAATCAGCACCTTTAAGCAGTGATGATTCTCTTTTAGAAACTGTTTGGAAATCTCAATACTCATTGAGTGATTTTGTTGAACCAAGCAATTTCAAATCATATGATGAACTTAAATCTAAACTCTATAGAGTATTAGCT